CGAACGCTACCGCGCGGACAACGCCATGCTGGATGACGCCGGGATCGCGCTCGACACCGATCCGCGGCGCGTCGCCAAGTCCGGTACCGCGCAGGACGCGGCGCAGCTCGCGGCCATTGAGATCGCGGCGACGGGTGCGGCGCTGCCGCAGACGCCGGCCTAACGGAGTTCCCCACATGACCGACGAAACCAGCGACGCCGCTCCGGCTGTCGTGACGGCGGCGCGCGCGCTGGCCGCGCCCATGTCGATCGACGCCGAAGCCCGCACCGTTGACGTGATCTGGAGCACCGGCGCCCGCGCTCCCAATTGGGTGCCGCCGCTGGGCCAGATCATGGAAGAGCTGGATATGTCCGGCAACGCCGTGCGGATGACGCGTCTCGCCTCCGGCCAGGCGCCGCTGCTGGACAGTCACAGCCACTACTCAGCCTCCTCCGTCATCGGCCGCGTGCTGTCTGCCAGCGTGTCCGGTGGGCGCGGCGTGGCGAAGATCCAGATCTCCCGCGCGCCGGACGTTGAACCGATCTGGCGCCGGCTGGAGGAAGGCACGCTCCGCAACGTGAGCGTGGGCTACCGCGTGTTCCGCTATGAGCCGATCCAGGCGGACGGCCAGACGATCCACCGCGCGGTGGATTGGGAACCCTACGAAATTTCGCTTGTCGCGGTCCCTGTGGACGCCGCGGCCGGTGTCCGCGGTGAGGCTTCGGCCGTCCGCGCGACTGCGCTGGAGCCGGACATTCTGGCCGAGGCGCCTCCCGTCCCTGAAATCACGGAGTCTGTCATGACCACCGAGAACCACGCGGCGGACTCTGTGCCCGCCGTTGATGCCTCCCGCGCTGCCCAAGATGCGATCCAGGCCGAACGGTCCCGCATGGCGTCGCTGACGCCTGTGGTGACTGCCGCGCGTGGCCGCGTGCCGCAGCAGGCGCTGGACGATCTGCACGTCCGCGCACAGTCCGAAGGCTGGACGGCCGAGGCCCTGCGCGCGGCCCTGTGGGACGCCGCTGTGGCCAGCGCGCAGCCTGCCAGCACCCCGGCCGCGCCGGCCGTGCAGGTGGGCACGTCCGGCGACGATCCGGCCGCCATGGCCCGCGCCATGGGCCACGCCATCGCCGTGCGCGCCATGCCGTCGCTGGCCACCGCCGGCGACATCGACCCGCGGTTCCGCGAGTTCGCCTCGCTGCGTCCGTCCGACATGCTCATGGAGCTGGCGGCGGCCCGTGGCGAGCGCGTTGGCCCGCGCGATCGCCTGCGCCTGATCGAGCGGTCTTTCCACACCACCAGCGACTTCCCGTTGCTGCTGGAAGCCGCCGGCAACAAGATGCTGGAGGCCGGTTTCACCGCGGCGGCGCCGAGCTATCGCCAGTTCTTCGCGCAGCGCGCCTTCAATGACTTCAAGGCGCACAAGTTCCTGACGGCGGGCGACTTCCCGGCGCCGGTGGAGCTGGCAGAGGGCGGCGAGATCAAGGCCGGCACCATCTCGGAAAAGCGTGAGAGCATCACGCCCAAGACCTACGCGCGCCAGGTGCGGATCACCCGGCAGGCGCTCATTAACGACGATCTCGGTGCCTTCACCGACTTCGGCGCGATGATCGGCCGCCGCGTGGCCGATTTTGAGAACGCGCTGGCCTATGCGCTGGTGAACACTGCCAACGGTGACGGCCCGACGCTCTCCACTGGCAACGCGGCCGTGTTCGGCACGGGCGCCACCCGCGCCAACAAGGCGGCGAGCGGCGGCGCGATCAGTGAGGCAACCCTGGATGCCGGCTACGCCTCCATGATGGCGCAGACGAGCCTAGACGGCATCAAGCTGAACCTCACGCCGGCCATCCTGCTTACCGGCGCGGCCTACCGTGGCGCGGCCATCCGCTACACGACCCGCATCACCGCGGATCAGGGCGCCAACGTGGGCCTGTATGCCGGCCTGTCGCCGGTGTCGGACGCGAACATTCCCGGCAACCGCTGGTATCTGTTCGCCGCGCCGTCCGCCGCGCCTGTCTACGTCTACGGCTACGTGAACGGCCAGACGGCGCCGCAGGTTCGCGTGCATCAGTATGTGCCCGGCACCGATGGCGTGGCCGTCGAGGTGGTCCATGACTTTGCGGTGGGCGCGATCGGCCATCAGGGCGGCTACTTCAACGCCGGCGCCTGATGAACTGGCGGCGCTGCTGAACGGCGCCGCCTCCCCTTCTGTGGGCCTGTGACGCCGCGCGCGCCGGGCCAGGAGATGCAGCCATGAAGAACTACATTCAGCCGGGCGATGTGCTGTCGCTCACCGCGCCGTATGACGTGACCAGCGGCTCCGGCCTGCTGGTGGGCGCAATCTTCGGTGTCGCCATGGGCGATGCCCTCAGCGGCGCCGCCGTCGAGGCGGCCACCAAGGGCGTGTTCACGCTCGCGAAGGCGTCCGGCGCCATCACCGCCGGCGCTCGCGTGTTCTGGGACAACACGAATAAGAACGTCACCACCACCGCCACGTCGAACTACTGCATCGGCATGGCCACGGCCGCCGCCGCCAGTGGCGACACCACCGTGAACGTGTGGCTGGCTCGCGTTCCGGCGTCCGGCTCCTAACCTTCAACCGGCCAGCGCGGAGCCGATCGCATGACCGCCTTCGCCACCGCGCTGGCCACTCTCCACGCCGATCCCAACATGGCCGAAGCCGCGTCCTACCGCCGGCCGCCGTGGCCATGGGCACCGGCACGCATCATCCGCACCTCCCCGAACGAGATCCTGGGCGGCCTCGGCGGTCCGGGCGCGCGTGCCGGCTACCTCTACGCCGACGTTCTCACCGCGGCGCTGGCCTACACGCCGCAGCGCGGCGACGAGGTGCGCATCGGCGCCATAGTCTACACCGTCGAGGACGCCGAGCGCGACACGCTGGGCCTGTCCTGGCGGCTCACCTTGTCGGCGCTGATGTCATGAGCACGCCACTCCGCGAGGCGGCGCTGGCGGCCATTGCCGCGCGTCTCACGTCCCAGCTTTCCGGCGTCACCGTCGAGCGCGCGCGTCGCGCTCCGGTGGACACCGACGCCGAACACCTGCCGCGCGTGGTGCTCACCGCCACCGACTGGACGGCAGATGAGACGGCCGAGCCTCTGGCCACCCACTACACGCTGGCCTTTGTGGTGTCCGGCTACGTTCGCGGCTCCAGTGATCTGGCCATCGAGCAAGGCCTGTCCGCGCTGCACGCGCGCGTCGTGGCGGCGCTGGCCGGCTGGACGCCTGCGGTGTCCGGCGTGGGCGACGTGGCCGAGGATGGCGCGGAAATCCGGCTCTACGACGCCGACGAAAGCGCCAGGCCGGCCGGCGAGTTTGCGGCGCGGTTCAGCGTCCTGTGTATCGGCGGCCTGGGTAATCCCTACGCCGCGTAGCCTCATCTGGCCTTGGGCAAGCCTGACCGCAGCGCCGTGATGGCGCCGCTTTCCCTTCGATGGAGCCTCGCGCATGTCCACGAACCTGGTGCGGATGAAGTTCGCGGCCGTCGCCGCCAAGATCGAGACGACGGTTGGCACCGACGCAATCGCCGGCACTCCGGCCGCTTCCGACTGGATCGGCACGGACTGCGAGGTGCAGTTCGATCCGCAGGTGATCGACATTCCTGAATACAACGGCTCGCTCGATCGCTCTGCCGGGATCGTCGGCGGCCTGCGTCCGCGCCTGCGCCTGCGGATGCCGCTGCGTGGCTCTGGCACCGCCGGCACCGCGCCGGAGTGGGGCAAGCTGCTGCGCTGCTGCACGTTCTCCGAGACTGTGACGAGCTCCGCCGTGGGTGCGCCGACTGCCGCCACCGCCGGCACCACAACCACCGTCACCGCCGCCACGCCGTTCGGCACTACGGCGCAGCAATATCGCGGAATGCCGCTGATCGTCACCGGCACCGCGGCCACCACGACGGGCATCATCGACTACACCGCCGGCCGCGTGATTACCGTGGGCGAAACGGCCAGCACCGCCTTCACCACGGCGTCGCTGCTTCAGGTGCCGATCAACGTGCTCTACAGCCCGACTTCAGACGAGAGCGTCTACAAGACGGCCACCATCTACTTCTACGCCGATGGCCTGCTGTGGACGTTCACGGGTGCGGTGGGGACGGCCTCCATCGAACTCACCACCGGCGGCATCGGGTTCATCAGCTTTGAGCTGCGCGCGCAGTTCGCCACCAAGTCCGCCACGGCTCTCCCGGCCGGCGCGGCAACGGCGGCCAACACGCGCGTGGCCGTGGTGCCGCCGCGCTTCGTGGCCGGCAAGTGCCAGCTCAACAAGGCGCTGGCGCAGGTGCGGACGCTCTCGATCGGCGCCGGCGTGAACGTGATCCTGCCGGACGATCCAGAGAGCGCGGAAGGCTACGGCCCGGCGCTCCCGGTGGAGCGCGACACCGCCGGCACGCTCGATCCCTACATGAACACCAGCAACAGCGTCTCGCTGTTCTCCGCCTTCCGGGCCGGAACGGCCATGAGCCTTATGGCGATCATCGGCAGCACCGCCGGCAACCGCATGTTGCTCACCGTGCCGCTGGCCAAGGTGGTCGGCATGGACCCCGGCAACCGCGAGGGCCTGGGCCAGCACGGCATCAGCTTCCAGGCAGACGGCGCCGACGCGGCTTTCTACATCTCCCACTTCTAACCCGGAGCCTTCATGGCCGACGAAACGCCTGTCGTGTTCAGCGCGCGTGAGACGGAGTGGTTCACACCTCCCGGCTCGCCGCGCTCCTACCTCCTCCAGCCGCTCACCTACCGCGAGCGTTCCGCCATGCGTCGCGAGCTGCGGCGTGTCGGCGGCATTCCGCCGGAGCGTGCGGCGCTGCTGGAGGGCATGCGCGAGGCGTTGCGCCAGGTGCAGCCGGCCAATCTGGACGCCTGCCTCGCCATCGTGGACGAGGCCGAGGCGACGCCGGACGATGCCGGCGTCCAGGCGCGGCTGGCGCTGGTGGAGCAGGCGGTGGTGGACGTGCCCGCCTATGCGGCGCTGACGGACGCGCAGGTGCGCCACAACGACGCGGTGCCCTACGTGGCGGCCCGGCACGGCTTGCGCGACTGGCGTGGGCCGGGACTGCCGGACTTCGCGCGCGTGGATGGCGCGGTGCCGGAGGATCTGCTGGAGGAGCTGCCGGCGGCCGAGATCGGCATCGTCGGCTGGCGTGCCTATGTCCTGGCCATGCTGGGCCGGAGTGCGGAGGGAAACTCCGTGGCGCTCTCGCCGTCGCCCGAGAGCCCGACGCCTACGCCGGAGGGCTGAGGCCCGTTGATGGCAGCGACTGGCTGGTGGCTGGCGAGCCTTGGCCGGGCGACAACCCGCGGCTCACGATCGGGCCGGAATGGCATGAGTTCGTGCGCCTCTGGGCGGCCTGCCGCGGTGAGGCCGGCATTGCACACTGGCCGGACGTTGGCGGCGTGGCGGATCAAGCGGCGTGGATTGTCGATGCGTTCGCCACGCTCACCTCGATCGACGCCGACATGCGGGAAGCTGATCGCAAATTGCGAGGGCGCGGATGAGCCTGCTTCACGCCAGCGTTACCGGCAATCTCCGCGCCGCCATGGATCAGCAGGTGCGCCAAGTGGCCGGTGCGCTGCGGCGCGCGGTGGCGACGGCCGGCAAGCAGACACAGGACGAGTTGCGCGCCCAGGCGCGCGGCGCCGGGTTCCGCGACGGTGGGCGGGCACTGTCGAATAGCTGGCGGCTGAACGTCTACCCACGGCCGGGTGTCGGGCCTTCGTCGCTGCGTCCGGCGGCGTTGGTGACGAGCCGGATGGCTGAGGTCGTGCGGATTTTCGAGACGGGCGCCGTGATCCGCGCCAAGGGCCGCGGCTACCTTGCCATCCCGACGCCGGTGAACCGCGCCGGCAACAAGCGCACCAACGACGGCAAATTCCCGATGCGCGTGACGCCGCAAGAGATGTTCCGCGCCGGCGGCTTTGTGCGGCCGACATCCAATCCCGCCGTCAAGCTGTGGTGCCTGCCGCTGCGCACCGAGACAACGAAGCGCGGGCGCATCCGGCTCTATGCCGGTCGATACGCGCAGGTTCTCACCGGCAACCGCAAGGGCGCCGAAGCCATACGCCGCCAGTTTGCCGCCGAGCGGAGTTTCGTCCCGATGTTCTTCCTGATGCGCCAGGTGTCGCTCCGCAAGCGGCTGAACGTGGCGCAGGTGGAAGCACGCGCGCCCGGCCGGTTCGCGTCGGCGGCACAGTCTGAACTGGCGAGGGTGGCACGATGAGCGGCAGCCGTCCCACCGTTGGCATTCGGATCAGCGCCGAGGGCGCGGAGCAAGTTCGCCGCCAGCTTGAGGCCCTTGGCCCGGCTGGCGAGCGCGCATTTGCGCAGATCCAGTCCGCCAGCCGCAACGCGCAGCCGGAGTTCCAGAAGCTCGGCACGTCCGTTGACGTGGTGCAGCGTGCCTTCATCGGCATGGGCGGCTCGCTGGGTAGCGTCGGCTCGGTGTTTACCGGCGTGTCGGCCGTGGCCGGCGGGCTCACGACGGCCATCGTCGCACTCGGCGCGGCTGCGGCTACCAGCGCCGTTGCAATAGCCAAGGCTGGCGACGAGGCCAACGCCACACTGGCCCGGCTCGCGTCGTCCACCGGCGGAGTGGCTCAGGCGACGCAAGTCTACGAGCAGCTTTTCAAGCTGTCGCAGCAAACCGGCGTAGCGGTGGCAGAGAGTGCCGGGGCGTTCTCCCGGTTCTCGGTGGCAGCCAAGGAAATCGGCGGCACCAACGCTCAGGTGCTGCAACTGGTGTCCGGCATCCAGAAGGCCGGCATCGTGGCCGGCACCAGCGCAGCCGAGGCGGCGGCGTCGGTGCAACAGCTCGGCCAGGCGCTGGCGTCCGGCACGCTCCAGGGCGACGAGCTGCGCAGCCTGCTGGAAAACATGCCGCAACTGGCGCAGGCGCTATCGAAAGAACTGGGCGTCTCGATCGGCCAGCTTCGGCAGATGGGCAGCGAAGGCAAGCTCACCGCCGACACGGTGTTTCCGGCGCTGCTCCGCGCGACTGAGAAGATCAGCGCCGAATTCGACAAGATGCCGGTCACGATGTCCCGCGCCAAGGACATTCTGCTTGCGGCGACGCAGGACTTTGGCGAGCGGCTGGATCGGATCACCGGCCTGTCGCAGACGTTCGCGCGGTTCATGCAGCAGGGTGCGGCGGCGCTAAGTGCGGCGGGCCGGGTGATTGCGCCCAGTGAGCGCGAGGCGGCGGATCAAGCTGTCGCGGCGGCTGAACGCCAGAGGGCCAACGTTGCGCGGCAGGTGGCGGCTGAGCGCGCGGCCAGCGCATACGGCGACGTGTCGCCGGGGTTGCAGCAGGCAATGGAGATTGCCGACGCTGATCTTCAAGCGGCGCTTGCGAGGCAGGCTGAGATCCGTCGCGAGGCGCGTGAGATGGAGCGCGCTGAGGCCGCGGACGCGGCGCGGCAGTCCGCCGAAGCATCTCGCCAGCGCGCGCAAACTGACTTCGACAAGCTCCGCACCGATCTAGACAAGGAATACAAGCTCCGCAAAGAGAACGCGGATCGGCTGAAAATCATCGAGCGCGCCGAGGCCACCGGCGCCATCAGCAGCGCCCAAGCTGCGGCGCAGCGCAAGCTGGCCAATGACGAGCTGGCCGAGGGCCTGCAAAAGCTGGCCGACGCGCACAAACAGGTGGGTAGAGAAGCCGCCGAAGCGGACGGCCACGTCAAGGAATACCTAAAGGACCAGGAGCGCATCGCCAAGGAAGCTGCCAAGGCGCAGGAACAGGCGGCCGAGGCGATCCGCCGCTACCATGAGCGCAGTTTCGACGCCGTGGTGTCGATCGGTGAGCGCGCTTTTGAGCGGCTGGGCGATGCCATGGTGGACGCGTTCGTGTCCGGCCAGGGCGCGGCGGTGAATTTTGGCAACGTGGCGCGCGGCATCGCGGCGTCGGTGGTGACGGACTTCGCTAAGCTGGCCATCGTCAACCCGATCCTCAACAGCCTGTTCGTGGGCTCTGGCGGGCCGCGGCCGACGCTGGGAGCCGCGCTTGGTGGCGGTGGCGGCGGCGTTGGGGTGGGCGACATGCTGGGCTTCGGCCAGCTGTTCGGTGGCCAGACCCTCATGGAGTCCATCGGCCTGACGGGCGCGGGCGGCTTCCTCGCCACGCCGATCATGTTCGGACAGGCTGGCGCCACCAGCGCTGCGCTGGGCGCGATGGGCGGTGCCTACGGGCCCGCATCGCTCGCGCAGCTTCAAGGCGCCGGGATGATCGGCACAGGTGCCAGCCTGGGTGCCGCGCTTGGCGGGGTCGGCGCCGGTTTCGGCGCCGGCATGCTGCTGAACAATCTCGTTGGCGGCAATCAGACTGGCGGCATGGTTGGCTCCGGACTGGGAGCGGCGGCGGGCGTCGCGGCCTCGCTGCTGATCCCTGGCGTCGGCGCCGTTATAGGGCCGCTGCTGGCCGGCCTGCTGGGCGGCGCCGGCGGTGGGATGCTGGGCGGCCTCTTCGGCCCCGGCGAGTCCGTGCGCGGCTACGGCTTCCGCCTCCAATCCGCCGGCTACGGT